ATACTTGTCACCGTACATGCGTTTTAAAGTATTCCAATTGATACTAGCACGTACATGTCCGGGCATATTAGCCTTACCTGCTTTGGCTTCTTTAGCTTGATAGTCAGTAATATTATTGGCACGTTTAGGCGATCCTTTTTCCCATCCTGGACGAGCTTTGAATTTGATACGGAATGCACTGATATGATCCAACACATCCTGTTCATCTTTACCCATCAAGACCATTTCAAGAACTTCACTTAAAAAGTCTTGAATAAATTCTGGAGTATCACTACGCTTTAGATCCAAGCCCATGGCTTTAATCTTGCCAGGTTTTCCATCTAAGTCTGTACGCTTGCCTTCCTTATCATAGTAAAGAACAGCATAACGCTTTTTAGTAATGAACAAACTTTTAGATCCAACAATCTCACGTCCTGCCTTAATAACTTCTCCACGTGTCTTTGGACAGTGGAAATAGTCTAGCATAAACTGTGGAAATGTTTGATTGACTTCGTCGCCTATTTGGTCGTAGAGTTGGATGACTGTTTCTTTTGTCCACGGGATACGTCCGGCTTCAATGTCCTTCTGTAGAGTGCGATAAGCACTAAAATAACAACTATCAGTGTCACCATATATAACTGCCTTTCCTATGTGATTGTATTCGCCAGCAATGATCTCATTTACTTTACTCGCCATATGCTTGGCGATTTGTCTTCCGACCAGTGTGGTACTTTGTCCGATTCGCTTATCAAAAAAGCGACAGCCTGAATTAAGAATAGCGCCGTAAAGACTGTTAAGATTAATCTTCTTAACGAGTTGTCTTTTGTCCCAGTATTCTTCTTCGACTTTGTTTCCAGCATTTATAGCCTCCTTTAGTTTGGCCTGCATCTCTTTACGTTCTGCATACCAGCGTTTAAGTAGCCCTGGAATAATACCTTCTTTTTCATAGGTGAAGATAGTACCGTTACTTGAAAGCATCCAAGGCTGATTGCTTTCAAATATAAGTCTGTAGACTTCTGCCGCACTTAGTACATCACTATCTCCGTTCTCCCAGTCAATAGTAATGTCTGTGCCAATCTCTTGTGCCATCACAGATTCATATTCGTCTGTGCCAAATTTACCTTCCCAAGCAGCCGCAAAGCTCTTGCCCTTGGCTATTTGTAATTCAATGTATTCTTCAGTCTTAGTTTGACGTAACTGTCCAATAATAGTTTCTGGACCCATGTTAAGTGCTCTAATTGCACTAGGATATAGACTGTTAATGTCTAATGACCCAACCCAGTCTTGAATACCTTCCTTAGGATAAGCAACATAAGCACCAGCCGCACCTTCATTGTCTTCACGTTCACTCATCTTAGTACGATTAGGAACTTGAAAACCCCTGCGATGTGCTTCGTTAATAATAGCCTGTTCTGTCACGGCCACAGCGCCCATTGTGGTCTGTAGCAATACTGTATTTTCATGTGCCAGTGTATTGGTCAAGTCCATGAACTTGAGCTTTTTGTCTAAGTCGTCAAGCAGTTTGCAGTCATTGATGTTATATTCAACAAATGTTCTAAAGTCATTGTTGTATAACTGGTCGAGTGTACCTTCGTATTGTGTTTTACGTTTGCCTAATTCATATTCCGCAATAGCGTCGAGTCTATAACTGTGGCGTTCTTCATACGTGTATTTGCGGTACAGCTCGAGATAATCCAAATGCACACGACCAATATAGTCATATGTTGTACTAGTACGACCATATTTTTCATATTCACGTTTCTTTGGCAGTTGGTCAAACAAACAGAAACGTCTAGTGTCTTCTTTGCTTAGTGCTTTAGTAACACGGTTAGTAGTATATGGAATATCAAAGCCTTCTGAGTTCCAACCACTTAGAATGTCTGCATCCTTAATTAGATCTAAGAACATGTCCAACAAATCTGCTTCGTTATCAAACAAATATGTGTTAGGAAAGTCTTTGACCATTTTTTTAGCTTCTTCCATCTTAAGACCTTTAGGTGGAATAGCCAAACAGACCATAGTCTCTAGCCATTGTAGGTAGACAGCAATCGCAGTAATTGGCATAAATGCATCGTCTGGGCTAGCATAGCCACGCTCTGGATCAAAGTCTACCTCAATATCGAAAAACGCTACATTTAATTTAGGAGCATCCTGATTAATATAGTGTTCGCTTAGTGTAACAAAGATAGGATTGATGTCTGATTCAAACATTTCCTTGCCACTGTTAATGGCTTGTTCTTTGCGTAGTTCTTTTGTGTTTTTACAAACGATACGTGTGAGTGGATCACCGTAGATTGACGTAAATTTCCCTCTTGGGTCTTTTACATAGAATGTGTGTTTAACTGGTATGTCGCGAAACTCGCGATCACCTTTCTTGTTGCGTTCAACTACTCGAACGATATCGTTCTCGCGGTCAAACCATGCGTCTACATAAGACATAAATTTTCTTCTCCATGCAATTTGAGGCTTGCAAATACCTTCATGCGGTTTATTGGCCCGCCGACCCTCTTATTATAGCAGGTTTAGATACGTTTTGTAATATCCAAAATTGCTTCAATCTCTTCCCAGTCCTCATTATAAGCCTGCCAATCGCCTTTATGGGCAATTTTAATAGCACGATTAATAACACTTGGTTTGATTTGTAATTCTTCTGCAACTGCCTTGACAGTTTCTTTTAAGCCTTCTTGTAAGTCTTCGACTTCACGTAATACTGTAGAACCTTCGCTAATCAAACGTTCTAGTTTTGCCTTTTCTTCTGCACCGTATGAACGACCGCCCATGTGAATCTCCTAATAATATGCCTATTGTATATTAATTATGCCTTGGTGTCAAGGTTTAAATGTAATTTAGAAACTCTTTTTAACTACAGCACATTTAGGAACTACTTGTCCGTTTTTGTTCTGTACACCAACTTGGCGTTGGTTAGATTTGCAAGCACTAGAAGTTTTTTTTGGCTTCATTGCACGTTTTTGTGCATTAGCTTGTTTAATTGGATTAGCATCTTCTCCTAATCCTGTAGGGATATTGGCGCTTCTACGTCCACCGCCCTTCTTAATTTTTGATAATTCTTCTATACCATGACGAACTTCTTCGATATTCATAGCTAGTTCTGGAAAATGTCTTGTAATACTTTCCCAAACTCTTAAATCATCACTTTCGGCCATTTTTACTAGGTCTTTAAGTTGGGCACGAGCTCGCATAATACGATGTTGAACTGTACCAGGATTACTCTTATGGCCGTAGATCATGCTGTTAGATGGTTCGTTCTTGTCGAAATCTAATGGAGCTTCGTCTACAACATAGTTTTGCATACCAGGACCAACTCCGCCGGTAAATCCCATACTATGTCCAGGAATTTCATTTTCCTTAACTTTCTTTTTCTTATGCTTCATTGCATTGCTTAACTGTTTAGTACCAGTATCGGCTTTATTAAACTCTTTAGCAACGCTAGATTTAATACCTAATTTTTTAGCAAACGCAGGATTGTGTGCGGCAGCGGCCATAGTACGTGCTTGTTTTTCACTAGTACTCTTTTCGCTAATTACACTTTCACTTGGCACACAGTTAGGTACAGTACGACCGCCTTTCTTCTTAGTGCCTACAGGATGATAGCCTTTCCAGCATGGATTGTCTGACTTAAGACTTTCATCTGCTTGTTGTTCTTTCTTTTTAGCAATAGCAATAGCCGCTTGCTGTGCAGGATTAGCGGCTTCTTTCATCATTACACGTTCAGCAATTACACTGGCATATTGATTAATTAATTGACGCTTATGTGCTCGTTCTTCTGCAACTGATTCTGCAAATTCTTCTTCAACCTTGTGAAAGTATTTGCCTAATGTACTGTGACGTCCAACAGGTTTTGTAGTCTCAGTAGTCTTTTGATAATGTTGCATTGCCATTTGTACTGGCAAACTTACTTTGTGTGGGTTAGCACCTTCGTTAAGGATATCTACATTATTCTTGTCAATAATAGACAAAAATTTATCTAAACTATTTTCTTGTACAGGAGTTCCAACTGGTTGATTAATATCATTAATACTAGGGCCAGCATATGGTTTATCTGCACCACCTACAATTTGTGATAACTCTTCTGGAGTTTTTTGTAATTCTTTAGGCAAACTTGCATTAGCCGCATTTATATTTGCCTGAACAGTTTTACTAGTGTCTGCACCTTGCGTTAATGGGGTAAATGTAACAGGTAATGAAAGATCGGCAGTAATACTAATACTGTCAGGGATTGACGATTGACTGTATAATCCAGAAGAGAACTGTATGTATGTAGTTGCTTGATCTTTTGGATCGGCTCTTCTTGGATTAGTTGATGGATTTATATCTGCTTCGCTAACAACACGAAGAAACTTAGACATCTCACTTGCGCCTGCTACAGGCTTTGTAGCAACGCCATCCATCGCCTGTAGTATGC